CCCGTGGCAAGCGTCCCGGTTAGCGCGGTGACGTTCACGGTCAGGTTCGATACCGTCGCGGTCAAACTCCCTGCAACGATGCCGGGTCGCACGAACCCGAGTGCTTTTACGGTTTCCGGCATGTCAGGCTCCCATCAGCAAAAAGGACTTGGTGAACCCGCCACCACCGATTGATTGTTCCGCGCCCGCTGCGCCCGCACGGTAATACAGCGCACCATCGGACTTTGAATAGACGACGGTTTTTGACGCGCCTGGTGCGCTCGGAGTAGCAATCTGCGTGAGTGTCACCGACCCGGTCGTGGAGAGTGCCGCCTCGAAGGCAATGGTTCCAGATCGGCCGGCAAGCTCATTGCAGATATCCACAAGTGCTTCCCAGGTTTTCGTCGAGGTCGCCCCGGACGTTGCCTTTAGTGCGTAGATCACTTCGCCTTCAGCAGGCTTGGTCAGTGTCTGGGTAACCATCCGATACTCCTAGGCGACCTGTATCCGCCAGTTGACGGTCAAAGTCATGCTGCTTGTCTTCGTGATTGCAATCAATGCCCGCGCAAACAACGTGCCGGTATTCGCAGTCGCATTTGCTCCGGCAAAGATGCCGATCTCGCTAAACGTCCCGTTCGCCTCACTCGTCACATAGGTAGTGTCAAACGATGCGATATACGTACTGTACAACGTCTTGGCAGCAATACCCTTCCACGTTGCCGTGGATGGCGTCACGAGTGCGGTCTCCGTCACTGCCACTGCCGTGGTACCGGTTCCCAATTCGAGGTAGTTCGGGTACGCTGTCGTTGAACCGATCAATCCATTCGTGATCGCTGCACGACCGGCATTCACGATCAGGTTCCGGTATACCGATACCTCCTCCCGGCCATCCTCATGCCTGAGGGTGACGGTGATCGCACCGGTCAGGGCAAGCGCATCCAACATCATGCTTTTCCGAACGTACCGATACCGAAACGTGCCGACCCGAACGTGGAAGGATCAGTGGCCGGGACCCGCAGTGTCGCGCTCTGGTTATTGTCGAGTACCTGCTGCACTTCGAGGAACCCAACATAGGTCAGAAGTGGCCGGCCGTTCTGGTTCGTTCCTACCGGGCGTTGTCCGTCAAGGATGCGGGCAAGGATGCGTGCAACTTCATTGGGCACTGGTCAGACCTCCCCGTACACGTCGGACGACAAGCGCACATCGTAGGCCATCGTCTCGGCGTTGAGGATGCTCTTTGTCACTTCCATCACCCACATTTTACGCCCTAGCGTGCCGTCCGTTTGCGTGTAGAATGCGCCCCCCATCCGCTTGGTACTCAGGATCGTCAGGTACTGCCCCGATCTCCACCCGGTCGAGCCGATGAAGCGGCACGTTGCCCCGTACTTGCGGTTGCGCACAAGCATGATCAGGTCCCCACGCGCGTTCACCGCATCGGTCGAGACGTTCATCAAATCGCCGGCGTCGATCACCTCCTCGTAGATGCCCGTGGAAGTGAACGCACCGTAACTTTCGCGCGCCTTGATGTCCGCGATTGATGCGTAATCCTGCCGGGTGTAGACCGCGTCCGCTGCGGTCAACGGTTGGTAGACGGCCTCGATCTTCGAATCTGCAACGGGGAAGCTTGGCGCAGCAGGATTGAACCGTATGCCCCAGTTAGGTAGACATACGTAGACCGTATCAGTGGTGCTGCCGTCTCCAGGGTTGCCTTCACCCTCAAACGAAAGTGGCAGTTCGCCAGCCCCTGGGGTTCGACGGTAGATGGTTGTCGGGCCACCCGGTGGCGTGACTTGTACGAAGATAGAATCCAGATCGGGCACTTCATACCCAAGGCCAAAGAATGTGGTGTCTGCGTCAGCATTCTGCGTAAATGGATCCGTATGGCTTTGCGGCTGGACATTGCCACTCGCATCGATGAACGTGCCCTTGGTCTTCGCGCCCTTGATATAGACGGTGTTCACGACCTGATCGGCAATATCCTCAAGCACCAGATTCCCGGCAGTTGTTGCCGTGACATCGGTTTCGCAATCGATGGTTGCGATCGGTGCTACCAGCGTGTCCGCGTCCGTGAACTGCACGACCTTGTCGTAGTCCACATCCCACCGGTACCCGATGAGCTTCGCGATCGAGTCGATGGCCTGAGAAGCCGACATGTAGTCGAGTTTCATGACTGGGAGCGTCGGCAACGCCAATCCAAGTGAGGTTGTCGAGGCTATGCCTGCCTTGCTCCATACCAGCGATCCACCTGCCGAGGATTCCCTCGCGTTCACTTGATCGACGATGAGGGCCACTTGCTCATTCGCCGGCAACTGCGCGATCTCCATCGTGAGCATCCACCGGTCAAAGTACCGGGTGTAATCCCCCGCCTGAACCTCGTATTCGTACAGGTTCGGATTGATGAACCGTTCTCGCACGCGCTGGATGATGCCGGCGAACTCGCGAACCCCTCCGCGCGTGAACACGATTTCCTGCCCCGACAATGGCACCGGAACCGCCGGGGTCGTGCCGGAATACGGGATGCGCATGATTAGGCCGGACATCGTATCTGTACGATCCTTGATGCTGTCCGTGGGACGGATCGTCCTCGGGTCGGCATAGGTCGGCAGGTATTCGGTTCCGTTCACGGTGAGGGAGAACGTCAGTGGCATTTACGTCGTCGCGAACAACATCTTGCGTTGTCCCCCGAGTGCGTCGCGAATTGCTCGAGCCGCATCCTGTCCGCCCTGATAACTGTCCGCGTAGACGTTGAGGTTCTGGATGACCATTCCTCCGCCCCCCTGATCGGGTCGGCGGATCGTCACGGTCTCGTTGGGTGACGCACGGAACTGCACGAGTTGGCTATCTGTTCCGCCGGACCCACCGACCCGGAAGGAACCCCCCATAGCGAAGCCTTGGCTCGCACGCCAACGATCCGCAGCGTCCTGCCCTTCGGTATTTACTTTGTAATTGTAAGTACCCCATTGGTCAGTAGTTCCACCGCCAGCACCACCACCGCCACCACCACCACCGCCACCAGTCATGCCGGAGAAGGCATTGGATACCGCGTTCTTGGCGTCCGTGACGAATCCGCCTAGGACGGACTTTGCACCCTCCCAAGCCGCCTTCAACCCATTCTTGATGGCATTGGAGATCACATCGGCACCGAAGTAATCCTGCAACTTCTTGGCAAAGTCCCCGGTGGTCCAGGAGCGGAAATACTCGATGATCGAATCCAGCGTGCTGGAAACGAGGCTCTTCGCCCCGTTCCACATCGCCTCGATGCCCTTGGTCATTGAGTCGGGTTGAGAGAAGAACTCAAGCAGCTTGGTTGCGAAGCCACCTTCGCCGGTCGCCCATGAACGGAACCACGTGATGACTCCATCAAGGGTGCTTTGCACGGCCAGCTTTGCCATGTCCCAGGTCTGCTGGAATCCCGTGCCGATGGCGTCGATCAATCCTTGCGCCGAGAACAGGGCATACATGGCTACCGTGAAGACCTTGGTCTTCCAGTCCTCAAACCAGATGCCTACGTCATCGACCCATTTCTGGAATGATGCCGTCATCGAGTCCCACCCGGCAGCAAGTCCGTCAACAAGACCAAGGTATAGCCCGTCGACGATCGATTGACCGACCTCAGCCATGACGGTTGATGGGGATTCTATTCCGTAGTACCGCTTGATGGTCTCCATGAAGGCACGGAAGAAATCAGCAATCCATTGGAAGATGTTCGGTTGGAAGTATTGCAATCCAAGGATGAGGCCAGTCACAATCGCAGCGCCTATGGCAGCGAGTCCCGCCATAGGCAAGCTAATGACGCCGACTGCTGCAAGCAAGCCGATGCTAATGGCTTCGCCCACCCAAGCGATGACCCCTGCCTTCATCCACGTCTTTGCTCGCTCAGTCAAACTCTGCCAATAACCTTGTATTTTCTCCATTGACCAAGTGAAACCGGCTGCTAATGCATCATAGATCGCGGGACCGAACACGACCAACGCCCCCGCAATCCCAGCGACGACGATCACCGGCAAGCCCGTGAAGACCAGAAGCAAACCACCAATAACTAACGCAAGCACACCGCTGAACAATTCCCGCCAATCGATGCCCTGTCCGGTCAGCAACCCTTGTAGCCCGCGCGTGATACGCAACGCAATCAATCCGACAACGGTGCCGACTGCGGCTCCAATCGCAGCAGGCAGGCCAAGAAACACGGTGGCGAAGACACCGCTTATGACGCCAAAAATGAGCAGTTCCAAACTTCCAAAGTCATACTTTTGTATGTCTTCCTTGATTTTCAGGAAAACTTCCTCAACAAACCCTGGCCCGAGTGCCAATGCCAATCCGGCGACAAGCGGCGCTCCCGATGCAAGCGCAATTCCTGCCCCGATAATTGCAAGTATGTCCGACCAGAACCCAGGCCAATCCTTCTCCGCAAACGACTGGCGCACGTCCTGCACGACGGTTCTCAGCAACAATGCCCCAAGAAGTGCAGCGGCCGGACCAAGACGCACGTTCAAGAAACCAGCGGCAATCGCCGTCGCGACTCCCTGCGCCACCAACCCGAAATCCATACTCTCAATGCCGGTCTGTATGTCCGCAGTGGCGAACATTCCAGCAATGATGGTTCCCCAGTTCAATTGGCCGGAGATTCCTTCAGGCAGTCCACGCATTCCGGCGAGGAACCAAGCAATGACTGCTGCCGTGAAAACTTCTTTCGGGTGATCGGCAATTGCCTTGCCGATGCCATCAAGTATTTCCTTCGCAAGCGTCGAGAGTTCTGGTGCAAGGTTCTTCCGGAACTCGTCCCAAGCGATCGAGATCGTTTCGAGCAGCAGCGTCCCGATCTTCTTTCCGATGTCGCTGCTCTGCGTCTTGATGGATGTCCAGAGACCCTGCCAGTCAAGCTGCTTGATGCGCGTCGCAATGCGGGTGAAGGTATCCTGCAACGGCTTGAGGAACTGCATCGCCTGGACGGCAGCGAATGCGATGCCACGAAGCGCAGCCGCGAAGAAGTACATCAACGGGGTCAGGATCTGGACGACCCGTATCAGGCCGATGAACCCGGCAACCCCAATGCCCTTGATGATGGGCGCAAGTGCCTCGGCAGCCGCTTGCAGGCTCTGGGTGAACCGCGCCCAGATCGCACTCTGCGTCAACGCCTTGGCATACAGCGCAGCACGCTGGAACGCCTGTGCCAGGAACTGAAGGAACGGATTGACCGTATCCCCAAGACCTGCTCCGATCGCGGCGGCGAAGTTCGTGATCGACTTGGTGATGTTCACCAAGAGGTTGGTCGAAAGGTTCGATGCTTCCTTGAGACTGCCGGCATAGTTCTTTGCCAATCCTCGCTGGAGGATTGGCATGTAGGCATCAACCGTGAGCTTCCCGGTTTCTGCCAGTTTCTGAAGCTCCGGGACGCTCTTGCCGGTCTCTTCCGCAAGGATCGACCACACCGATACGCCACGCTCGGCAATCTGGTTGATTTCCTCGGCAGTCAACTTGCCCTTGGCGATGATCTGGTACCACGCCGTCGCAATACCCGAGAACTTCTCGGCATTGCCAAGGGAGACATCCCCGAGCATCTGGAGGGTCGGTATCAGGTTGTTGAGGGGAACCTTCGCAGCCACGAGGTTCTGCGCAACCTGGAATACCGCCTCGTTGGAAAAACTGGTCGCATCAGCGAACCGCTTGACCGCAGAGGTAACGGAATCTACCTTCGCGGTGTCCTTGAGCAGGGCCGTCATGGAGACGCGGAATTGATCCTGCGCGCCGGCCGCCTGAATCATGGCGCTACCCATCGAGTAGACACCGTATGCCGCGGCCCCGAACATCGCAGCGGCTAAGCGACCGGTGATCTGCGCCCCGGAGAGGGCAGCACCGAGACCCATCATCCCGGACCGGGCACCGGCAGCGCCGACCGTCATCCCGAGGATGTTGCGGGAAATGTCGTTGAAGACGGCAGCAGTGTTCCCACTGTCCGCCCGGATGCGAATCCGCAGGACCTCAGATGCCACTACTTCTTCGCCTTCCGCGCCTGCACTTCTTGTGCCTCAGCTTTCGCCTCGTTCCACAACCGGATACGTGCCCGCCAGTAGGGTGGCAGGTTTGTCACGTACTCAAGTGACCAGTGGAACTGCTCGGCTAGTGCAACGTCCTCCGTCCACCACGGCACATTGGACGACGTGCCGTGCGCCCACGCTATGAGGGCGTCGCTGTCCCTAAAGGGACCTGAAGCGCATCCCTGATCACTTCCCCGAGCTTGCGGACGACAATCAAGGGGAGTTCGTTGATGTTCTCTAGATTTTCCTTAATCGACGGCACGGCGACCCCATCGACATCGGTGACATTCCACTCGTGGATCAGACTGGCAATCCAGCCAGCCATCACCTCGGGGTCATTCTCCGCGCCCTGGAGTTTGGCGAGATCCTTCTGTTTCAACCACATCGGGTTGGTGATCTCGATCCATTCCCCAGCAGCACCGAACTCATCGAGCGTCACCGTGATTGTCTTGCCGTATCGGTTTATCACAAACCCTCCTAGTAGGCGCTGCTGCGACCGTTCACCAACGTGACCTTGCACGGGCCTCCATCGGTAGTATTGCGGACGCCGCGGAATCCGAGGTTATTTCGGATTGCGTTCGCGCCCATGTCACGCGTCATGCTCTCACGCAGATAGCTTGTATCGGTTGACAGCACGGTGATCGAGTCGCCATCCGCGTTGGTGAACGCAATCTGGACAGATTCCCGCGTCGCTGCGAGGTACTTGGCAAGATTGTCCGTTCCGGCATCAAGGACGAGTGAACCGGTGTACCGGATCCGTCCAGTGTCCAGACGTGCCATATCCTGCGAGTTGTTGGCGTGTGGCGATGCTTCCTGCGACCGCTCCCACGTCAGTTCACCTGAGACGAGTGACGCGGTCGCAACCCCGGCAACCGTGAATACCCCGCTCCAGCCAATGAATGGCTTCCCGGATGCATCAGCGATCGTCGTTGCCGTTACCGTGGTCGGAAGCTTGCCCATCATCTTCGCGTTGAACGTCAGCATTCCCTCGGCGCGTGCGAAGCGGATCCCGAAGGAAGAGACCTGGCATCCGGCAACCGTGCGCGCTTGTACCGGGTCATCGTTCTGGAAGGTGAACGAAGGCACCGAATTGGCAACCGCAATCACATGCGTGCCACCAGCAGCGGTAATGGTGGTACTGCTGACCGTCTGGCTTGCACTGACGGTATAGGTCCCAGTGCCACCCTGGCCAGAGATGTACGCCGTGATGGTCGTGCCGGCGGTGACCGTCGAGCCAGTCAGCACCTGACCGGTACGAAGCACGCCCGATGTAACCGCGGTCACCGTCAGGGTCGTTGTCGCGATCGAACCGGTGACGACCGCCTGAGAAGCCGCTGCGGTATAGGTCGAGGACCCCATGATGCCGTAGAGGAAGTGCCCGACTTCGACCGGGTAGGCGTTCGACTCGATCTCGACATTTGACCGACCCATGCCCGCATAAGTCGCGTAATCCATCGATGCGTCGCCACGGGTGGCGTCGTCAATGATCTCGTCCAACTCGGGATCGGCGGTGAATGTGGTGAACGGGAGCATGACGGTCGGCGTGACCGCGGTGCCCCACGTCGATTCCTTGCCGAATTTCGCCTTGACGCTGTTAGATAGAGCCATTGTTCGGATCCTCCACGATCGCCGGAGGCTGGACGGGGTCGCCGTCGTCCTCGTCTATGTACAACTGTCCGGCGAGGTACAGGGCATTCCGAACCTCGGCAGCATGATCCTCCTCGACTTCAATGCCTCCGGTGTGACCAATCCAGGTCCGCGCACCAATCGACACCTGGACTGCTTCGTCCACAGTTTCAATCAAGATCATGTTGCCTCCATTATCCGCCAAAATTACCTGCAACGTCAATCAGACAACGAAGCGTAACCGTAGCACCCGGTATATCACCGCGGTCGCCATATTCTACCGGTTCCTGCTTGGCCCCATCGTATCGGCACACGAGGCATGTTGAGATGCCAGATGCATCCTTGAGGGTCTGGTGGGCGTTGACCGCCTTGCGGACCCCATCGATCGCGTTCAGTACCTGCACCTGTGCGCGCACCGCATCCGGAGCGTCAGAGAAAATGCGAATCTCAAACGTCTCATCAAGGTATTGCCTCGTGATTGGCACATCCCCCTGCCCATCAAACTCCGACGCGTTCTCGCTATCCCAGAGGATCACGATTGCTGGAAGACGCGGGAGATTGTCCGGTGGCACGTCCCAGACATCCCCGGAAAAGGTCGCGAGATCCGTTTCGAGGCGCAGCCACCTGGCAAGTGCAGCCATCGAGGCAACCACCGGATGAGCCATGTCAGGCGGACCACGCAGACTGGATCTTGTGCGCCATCGCCATTGCCTCGGTCCTGAGTTGCTTCGCCGTCAGCTTGCTTGTCCCGTGGAACCAGTTGAAAGTCTTCTGCCCCTTGAAGCTTGTCGAACGGTACTTGTACGGGGCATTCTTGTTCGTCACGCGGATCCGTTTGGTCTTGGTCAGCTTGGTACGCCGGACCCTTGCGAACTCACCCTTGCCAGACATTCCCTTCGGGGCGCGCCGGCGTGCAGCATCAAGCGCGAACGAGTAGCGGAACGTGCCGTCAGACTTCGCCAAGGATGGCTTAAGGATGACATCGGCAAACTTCGGGGTGATTGCCTTGTCGGTACTTTTCGTGATCTTGCCCTTGGCGTCACCGGTCAATCGCGGGGAACGCTTCTTGGCATGATTGTAGGTATAGTCCTGAAGCGCGAGCATCGATTCCTTAGTCGGTTCAATCCAGAACTTTTGCTTGCTCAGCTTCTCGATGATCTTTTGATGCCCGAGAACGGTCACGCTGACCCTGCCGAGACGCGATGCGGTGACCCGCCCGAACCCTCGGGGTCCAGTCACCCTGGCGTTGATTGGCCGGCCGAGCGTGATTGCTGGCATGCTAGACGCCCTCGTACCGCATCCGCTTGAACGGGGCAATCATTCCCCGCACAAAGGGATGCAGCCCGGCAGCCGTCATCACCCGAGGTTCAGTCAGCACTTCTCCGACACCGACCGTCCCATAGGGGTTGGTGGTCTGCCGGTAGGCCAGTACCGCTTGGTGGGTCGCAGCTTCCCCGATGACTGGGTACGTATACGTCGATACGACCGCATCGACCGCATGAGATGCCCCGGTCGTGCCATTGCAAGCACGCGTCACCGTCACGTTGATGCCCGAGATATCCGTGATGAACATCTGCTCGGAGTCAATGAGGATCGTTTGCCCGACTTCAAGCAGGGTATTCGCATTGTGCAGCGCGATCGATGTCGCGCTGCTGTTGATTGACGCATGAACCGTGGTGGTCGCCGTCAACTGGTTGTAGTAGCCCCAAAGCCCCGTGATCTTGATGGGGTATTCCCCGGCAACCGGGAAGTAGTTGGTGTTGCGCAAGGGAACCTCGACTTCCCAATACGGGCGGGAAGGATATTCCGTCGCAGCGTTCCGAGGGCACAGGACGTAGGTGTTCGATGCCCAGGATTCCTCGTACGTCCCGTCATCGTCCTGATCTACCTCAAGGGTCGTGACAGAGAGGAGGTCTTCGCCGGGTATCGACAGCTCGGAGTAGTCATCGGTCTCGAACAACTTGACCGCAACGATCGGGAAGAAGTGTCGATCGCAGAATTGGTCAATCTGCCGGGAGACGTTCGATATCGTGGTCTTCAGTACCTCGTCATCCGTCGTGTCAGAGATGCGCAGTTGACGCTTCACCTGCGCGAGGTATGCGTACCAGTGCGGAACTGCCGGCATCAGCGTGGACGCCGTACCCGTGCAGCACGTTCGGGCGCTTCGGGGGCGCTAGCGGTCTCCACGTCGATTGCAGGGGCTTCCGACTCAACTGGCGCAGTGTCGGAGACGGGTATGGCAATACCCGCCTCCTTCCATGCCTGCGCAATCACCTCGGTCACTTCGTAGAGATGGCCCGGCGTGTAGGACACGTCCGGTCCAGCCATTGAAACGAGCATCTTGATAGTGACCATTCCAACCTCCGAAGTGAAGAGTGGGGAGGGCCAGACCCTCCCCAAGTGATTAGGACGCGGGGTGCTGGTAGTACTTGACCGGGTCAGTACCGGCGTCGATCAACCGGCCTCCGGCACGTGCAAATGCCATAAACCCAACCTGAAGGTAATCGCTGTACCGCTCGGAAAGGCGCATGACCTGAATGCCCTGGACATCGCGCCAGTAGTACTTCTCCAGACGCCCGAAGAGCAGGCTCTTCGCCGAAGCGGCCGGAACAGCAACATCCTGGTTGATGTAGTACGGATATCCGAGGATCGTGCTGGGTTCGCCAACGGTGAGACCCGGCTGCCAAAGCGGCCTCGACTGGCCGTCAACCAGCTTCTTCAGAGTCTTGAGCGCAGCATCCGACATCATGAACGCCGAACCGACACGGTACGAAGGATCGATGCTGTGTTCCAGATCAACCAGATCGTTGTAGATGATGGTGGTCGTCTGGCCGGCAGCACCGGTCTTGCCCAGTGACGCGCCAGTGACGATACCGTAGGGCTTCGAGGAACCGTCACCCGTCGTGAAATGAGTGTTCATGATGCGTCCGAGACGCTCACCAAGACGCTCCGCCAGCCAAGTCTCCAAGGGAAAGAACGCATCCTGCAAAAGCTGGAACGAAACCCGGATGAGCTTGGAACTGTACGTATACGTATCAATGGTCGTCTGGCCGAAAGACACATCCTGTTCCGAAACCTGCGAATTTTCCGACAGAATCGCGCCGACGTTGCCAGTGTCGTCCGAAGTGGGAATGAGCAACTGTCCGCCCGTCGCGGTTGGAATCCGCGTCGCCACATTCATCATGCCACCATAGGCAAGCATGCTGGTCTGCACAGTGGTATCAAAGATCTTGGAGACCGTGTACCCGCCGGCACTATCGGTTCCCACCGAGAGGGCACGGGTTTCGGGAAATGCCTGGTACCCGGATGCGAGTATGTTGCGCTCCTCGGGGAGCAGCGCCTGCATGCCGTTGCGCAGGTACTTGCCAAACGCGATGTCGCGCAGTTCGTCATCAACGCGAGTGGGCGCGGAAGCAATCTCGCGCGACGCTGCACGTGCCTCCGGGATGTCGGCGTATGAATCCCGCTCAACACGCTCAAGGCGCTCGATGCGCGAATCAAGCGCATTGGAAGCAGCGTCAAGCTTCTCCCACTGCTCGGTCTCAAGACCGTCAAGGCCACGCTTCTCCGCTTCGGCGCGGGAGACAAGTGAACGCATCTGCTCCACGAGCGATCGACGCTCCTGACGCAGTTCCACTGAACTAACCATTGCTAGATTTCCTTCTCAAGAATTGCCAACTTGCGTCGCAACAATTCCAGGGAGTGCCCTCTAGGCGGCTCCGATTCGGGGTGGACTACCGGCCCCAAGCTGGTCTCGATTGATCGCACCAATTGCCGCAACGCCTCGACATCATCCACATTGAGTTCCTGGACGCGTTCAAACCGCGCCAGTGCCCGCATTGCGAGTGGGTCAAATGCCGCTTGCCTGACGGCCGAGGTGGTGTCAGGATACGCCGGATACGTCACGACACTCACATCATACAACCTGACTTCGTTTAGAGTGCGTTCATCAACTTGGTCAATGCTTTGTGCGCGCTGCCATTCCTGCGTGATTGGGGAGAACGCGAACGATGATTGGTTGATGTCGCCTCGGGACATGGATGCCATGAGGTCCCGTGCATACGAGGTATCAGGCAGGTCGATCTCCATCCGCAGTCCGACTTGATCCTCGGATAGGCGCAGGGTGCCCGCCTTGTTCCGTCCCAATACGAAGTTCTCGTTATGGTTGAACAGTGCGCGCACGTCCGCTTCCTGGATCGTCTTCGAAAACGCGCCGGCACGGATCCTCTCCGTGTAATCCCCGAACGCTCCCCTGATCGTCGTTGGCGAGTTGAAGACAGCCGCGTACCCGACGATCTGCCGGGGTCCATCATCAATACCTCGAACCTCAAACGTCGTCGAAGCGAGATGGGTTTCAATACGTCGGCTCATCACAGTACTCCTTCAAGATCAATCAAGTTGGCAAAGTAGGCAACGTCACCCCAGTCGCCCGCGCCAGTGCGTTGCGGGCCGCCTCGGGCAATGTGGACTGTCCCGCGATCCACGTTGCAAGCGCGGTCCGTTCGGCCAGTTCCAAGGCCTCCTGCTGTTCCTTGGCCTGCCTCTCCGCCTCGGCACGTGCCATGTCCGCATTCCGTTGCGTGATCTCCTGATCCGTCAACGGTCGGACGGTCTCCACGCCGGTTTCACAGTCAACATTGACAACCACGTAATCAGCAGTCGTATTCATAGTTAACTACCATAAACATAAACAAAACTCCCTATTGCCAAATCACCATAGAATTGTACAGAAGAAATACCAGAGGATGAAATAAATACCCCAGTGGTGTCACTCGGTGCGAAATTTGCGCCCGTGGTCGAAGCATTGTAGTTGTATCTGTTATAAAAGTTTTTATGCAAAGTGCTGGTATAATCCATTATAACTAGTTCGTTGTATGGAAAACCCGTGAACCAATTAGTGGTGCCGGGATTTGATCCTGGATAAAACTCCGTTGCAACAGCCTCATTCCACCTATAGTACCGCGAATTTGAATCATTGTTAAAACGCAGATATCCATATTGATTTAATGTTGCGAGCGTCGATCTAGCACTCCACAAAATACGTAAAGTCTTGAAAGTTTGTGGTATTGAGGTAACTGATATTGAACTCGCCGCACTACTCAACGTGGTTGACGCCAGCAGCACCGGGACATTACTCAACGTATGCACGTGATCGGCCCGTGCAAGCGTCGTCAGGCTCCCCGTCGCGAGGCTTGTGGTCTGCCCATTGACGACGACGGGTGTGCCGAACGCCTCGCGACTGTGACGGTGATCGGACAGCGCGACCGTCGTGGCTGATCCCGTCGCTGCGGTGTCACCGACCGCGGATGCGCCTGCGATGGCTGATCCAGGCATGGCATGGACGTGATCCGCCAACGCCGGACTGGCACTGGTGCCCGTCGCCTGCGTGCTGGACACCGTCAATGCCGAGGGCGCTGCACCAGAGGGAAACGCGTGCTTGTGATCCTCCCGCGCCACGCCGGTTGACGTGCCAGCCGCAGCCGTCCCGCCAATCGTGGATGCGGTGATTGTCGTGCCGTATGCCGGTGCGTTGACCGTGACGGCACCCGTGGCTCCGGACACCGAGACGTTGGTACCGGCCACGATGGATGTGACGCCGGTGTTGCTCACACTCAGCGTGGTTGTGCCACTGATCCCGATCCCGGTGCCAGCCGCAAGGCTCGCCGAAACGGTCGGCGTCGTGGTTCCCGAGACGGTGATGCCATTGCCGGCGGTCAGCGATTGCACGCCTGTTGCCGAGACGGTGAGCGCCGTGGTTCCTGACCCGGCAACCGTTATCCCTGTGCCAGCCGTGACGCTCGGAGCGGTAATCGTCACTGCGCCGGTGCTGGACGACACGCTGATGCCGGACCCGGCCAAGGACCGCACGCCGGTATTGGTGATTGTGAGATCCGAGGTTCCGGTGATCGACAGTCCGGACGAAACGGACACGCTGTTGATGGTTCCGCCACCGCCACCGGAGACGGTAATGTTCACGCGGTTGTTTGTTGCGTCATCCGCAACAGTCGCGCCGGAAACGAAGTTCAGTATTGGCCGGTTTGCAACCAGTGTGCCGGCACTCTGGATCGTTGCTGATCCGCCTCCACCACCATAGGCGACACGACCAGATGGACCGGCCGGACCCCTAGGGCCGGGAGGACCCGGAACTGGCGCGCGTACCTCCAGACCCTCGATCCTGCCGGTCAACCCGGTTAGTTCGGCATCCTGGGCGGAGTCGATCTGCTCATTCGCCGCTAGCCGTTCCGCAATCGACACAAGCTGCTGCGCCTGTGCCGCCGTCAGTTCGCGTGTCTCGCCATGCGCAACATCAAGCGCAGCCGTGATCTCGCGCGCCGTTCCAAGATCCGATCGCAGTCCGTCAATCAATCCTGACTGGCGTTCGTCGGCCTGGTCGTGATCCACAAGTCGTGACGCGATCGCGTCAAGTGCGATCTTCCGCTCTTCCTCGACCTCGTCGATCCGCGTCTGGACAGCACGCATTCGCCGACCCGTCTCGCGTGCGAGGATATGCGCTGCCGCTTCCGCCCTCGTGGTGCCTTCAGTGGTCATCGCTCATCTCCGAGTGACGCCCGGATCGCTTGCGCAATGCCGGGGACATCGAGAGCGTCATACGCCATGCCAAGGATGGCTAGCGCGTCGCCCTCGTGGGAGGCAGGCAAAGCCCGCCCTTCGGTTGTGGTGGATCCGTCCAGTGCATTGACGCGCGCATTTGCCCAACGTTCCGCACGTTGGGACTCGGAGCGGCTTCCGCCACCCCACAATGCATGCGCCACCACACCCGGCGATGGATAGTCAGGATGCCCGCCGTCTGCCGATGGTGCGTCGAGGTCTCCCATGTGCCTTGCGAACCACGCGCCCATACGCCGGACCTTGTCGGCAGTCGCATTGCCGGACGCCAGGGAACGTGCCTCACTGACCGTCTGCGCGGTCACTCCGTCACCCGATAGCCCGTCTGCGTGCCACGCTAGTCCCTGCTGGGCGTTGTCCTGCATCCAGGCAGGCACATCGATCGCGCGGGATTCAATGCCATCCAGTGCGCGCCCCGATACGCCATCGCCTTCGCCGGCATCCATTCGCAACGACTGCGGAAGGGTCTCGCCGGGTTGCGGAACGGACGGTTGATTGGACGGCATCGGAGCGCCGGGAGCGCCACCCTGCGTGCCCTGCTGGGCATTCGGCCAGTCGCGCATTACCTCGCTGTTGCCCATGTTGAGCGGACTGAGGTACACGTCGCCCCCCTCGATGGGGTTCAGGTTCTCGATCTCCCGGACATCGTTGACCGACAACCATCCCCAGTTGCGACCCTTGGCATAGGCTTCATACCTGGCCTGCGTGTCTACCTTCAGGAGCGCATTCGTCATGTACTCCGCGAAGTAGGTCTCACGCTCGGTCGGCGTCAGTAGGGACCGGTTGATTTCCTGCTGCCATGATGTCAACCACGGGACAAGGGTGAACGTCAGGAATCCCTGTGCCTGACTCTCGATCCCGGTACCCCAACTCGTAGACCGTTCCGTATCGCCGACCATGTGAGGCGGAATATGGAACCACCCGGCAATTTCCTTGCGCGTGAAATCCCTCGTCTGAAGGAACATCATGTCTTCGGGCGGTAGCGTCGTTGGCGTGAACGTCATCGCCTCTTCGAGGATTGCGACCCGGTGACTGTTCGTCAAGCCAGTATGGGCCGCCTCCCACGAGGATCGCAACCGATCCAACGCATCCTGCGAAAGTGAACCCGGATGGGTCAGCACCCCGCCGGGGCGACCATCCTGCCCGAAGAACCTCGACCCATACTCTCGAGCGGCTATGCCAAGGGAGATTTCCTCGCGTGCCTGGGTGATGAAGGAGTACCCCTTCTTGCCGTCAGCGGAGAGGGTCCGCAAATGCATGACTTGGTCACCACGCAACCCAATCCGGGTGCCGTCCATATCGATCTCGTAGAGCAGCTTGCCGGGGGCAAGACGCTTCCACGTGACCCGTTGCGGGGAGATCGGCCACAGCTCGACCACGTCACCGCCAGCGTTCCGCACGATCTCGCAGTACGCATTGCCCCACAGGGCAAGGTGAGACATCAGTGCAGCATGAAGGTCGTACGCGGTCATCTCGGGGTTGGGGAGATCGCGAAGCACGCGATAGAGCGCGTGATCCGTTGCGCGTTCCTTGCCCCGTTCGAGGCGACGGTAAAGGATGAGGGGAAGTGAGGCAACCGTACGGGACAGAAGGGACACGCACGTATAGACGATCGGCAACGCCATCGCGCTATCGACGCTGACACTGATCCCCGATACGGTTCCCTGACCGCCCGCCAGTGCATTCGCCAACGACATCGCGTTGAGCGGATTGCCCGGATTTTCGAGGCTACCGCTTCGGCGGTTGATCAGGCTCAGTGCCGTGCGAACGAGCATCCGCTATTCCTCGGGCTACTCCGTAGAGGATCGCCACCACGCCGTAATACGCTGGCACCGCTGCCGGCACCCACAACGACAACGACACGCTTACCAGAATGATACCGGCAATCAAGAAGAGATCACTTGCATCTGGCTTCATAGTATCAATACGCCCCGGTTCTGATACACACTCGCCTTCACCTGTGGTGCCGGTTCCTGTGCGCGGGTCACTGCAATGGCACACGCTATCGCTGCGTCGATCTTCTTGCGACTGCTTGACTTGGAGATACGCCATCCTCGGGGGCGACGGTCTGCGACCGCGTTCTCGACGTGACGCTTCAGGATGGGGTTGCCATCGTGTACAAGCTTCTGCTCGGTGATCAACTGGTACAGCGTCTGCGCCGCCGGTACCATGCGACTGTCGGTCTGCGGAAATTCCACCATCGTCAATCCGTCACCTTCCAGTAGCGGTGCGGATCTCGAAAACCACGCCGGATCGAACGCAAACTCGGGTCCGGGCAGTATCTGTCCGTCGATCACTGCACCGGATGCCGGGAACCTTGCGCGAATTTCCCGCAACCGCTCCTCGACCTCGAACACACTGATCTTCCACGCATCCGATCGCTTGTCGGTCGGGTCGAACGGATTCTCCCACACACCAAGCAACCGAATCACGGTGCGGTCACCCTGGACTTGCGCCCCGACAATCGCCGCGCAGTCGTTTGAATAGGCCATGTCGATGCCGACCCGCAGTGGAAGCGTCTCATCGAGATCAACCGTCTCATCCTTGCAGAGGTCCCACGCACCAAACGGTAGCCACGCATCGGCAACCGTGGTCCACTGGTTCAGGTGATACCGGCGAAACTCGTGTTCAGGCGTCGTGCGTGCGTCGTGATCCAGTGCCTCGGCGTTCAGGTAGTCCCCGTATGCCGGGTTGGCCTGCGCCCAAATCGCCGGGTCGCGCCAGTCGCACTCGGCTGACTCTGGTTCCCACCAACGAAAGAAGAAGGTGCGATCATCCACCTCGCCGGACCGGACTTTCTTCCCGTATTCGTACAATCGGTAAAGCAACGTATCCTCGCCGTACCCGGCAGTCGTGATGCCGACCATCAGGGGTTGCTTCCTGGTGCCCATTCCCAACACCATTGCATTCCATAACTCGTCATTGGGCTGGACGTGGACTTCGTCGAAAATCACAAGGTGCGGAGTCAGACCCTGTTGCAGTTTGGCGTCAGCGGCGAGGACCCTGAACACACTCTTCGTGGACTTGACCTCAAGCACGTCACGAAATACGGTCACGTGCTTGGACAGTGCGGGATGGCTCTCAACCATCCGGCGCGCCTCCTGGAAGACGATCCGCGCCTGCTGCCTGTCGCCGGCGCAGGCGTACACCTCAGCACCCGGCTCGCTGTCTGCAATCAATCCATACAACGCAATGCCCGAACCGAGGATGGACTTGCCGTTCTTGCGTGCCAGGCCAATCAGGCCAGTGCGATGCTTACGCTTGCCGTCCGGGGTCGTGGCAAACAATCCCGACAAGACTTCGCGTTGCCAATCGCGCAACACTATCGGCTTCCCGGCAATGTCTCCGCGCGAATGCCGGCAGAACTTCTCGATAAACGATGCAGCACGCTCAGCGGCCGGTTCCTGTTCCAAGGAAATCCCCCAATTCGTCTTCTCGAACCGTATTCGTCGTGACCTTTGATCGCGAACTCGGCGATAATCCAAACTCACCGGCAGCCTTCATCATTGCCGTCTGCAATTGGTCGAGCAGCTTGATTGCCGGGTTGATCTCCAGCCCACCCTTCGCACTCTCCAGAAGCAATGGTGCGTCCCGCAGGTACGTGTTCACCTCAAGCCACCGAGCATAGGTCTGGCAGAACGCTGCGAAGCTGGCTTCATCAATCCGGGTCATGAGTCCAAGATCAACTAGTTGCTTCCCGTAATCGCGCCAGATGCGTTTGGCCGCAAGTGACAACTCGGATGGGGGCTTCGCCAGATCAATCTGGGGCTTCGGCTCCTTGGTGTTCAGTTTCTGATGGCCGGGATTGCCCCGGAGAATCTTCAGTGCAGTGGGTGTCTTCGGTGCGCCTCTGGTCATAGCCGTGATCCTGTCACCGCATCCTGTCCCTGATAGCGTGAGTTTAAGCCATGCGATCCGTATGGCCTCTCCGATGGCGTCAGGGTCTGATGAAAGAGTATCTGCGCGATTGGCTTTCCGACCCGCAGCGCAATCGGGTTCGCTCCGAGGTTGACAAACTCCAGGGTGATCTTGCCGTCGAATCCGGGGTCGATCCAACCCGCAGTGCAATGCACGAGCAGACCCAGTCTTGCGAACGACGACTTACCTTGAACCTGCGCCCCGAGATTCGCCGGAAGCGTCACGCGTTCGGCGGTTGATCCCAGAAGGAACTGACCGGGGTGCAGGTCGACTACGGCATCTTCGGCAAGCGTTATGTGCAAGCCATCCGCCTCAATGAACGAGGCATCCAAAGTCAGATCAATCGATGCCGGTTGTATGAGGTCATCTCGGCCCGGTTGCAGTCGCAGTTCGCCGGAAGCAATACGCAGACGTATGTCTCGATCACTAAGTAGCACGCATTCCTCCACGCACTGAATTGCACCGCCGGCAAAGTATCCTGATGTTGCCCGGTTCGTTCCGCCCACCGGCACTGAGAGGAACGATGTGATCTCCCGTCAAGGGATTGTCAGGGCGACCCTCGGTCATGCAGTCACCGCACCAGGGTTGCGCTCGCAACGCCTTCGCGCGCAGCCGCATCCACTCCGCACCGTACCCGCGCTCTTGCCGTGTGCCTCGCGCTTTTTCAATGCGGCGGTTTGTTTGCAGTTGATGCGATGGACAACGTGAGGCACCGCGCACAAGTGCGCCGCAGTCGATGCAGGGCTTCAGTGAGGTACTTGCCATCGGTATGCGCAGAGTGTAACTGGTGATTCTTACGGCTATTACAACAATTCTAAGGCCGCCCATAATCACG